AAGCTGAGGGATGAGGGTAAGAATCTCATCCACATGGTCCCAAAAGAGCAAGTTAAGGACGTTGTCCTGGCCAACAACCGCATTGCGGAGATGCTAACGACCCATGATGTCCGGATGAAGTCTGGTGGTATGAAATACGCCCCGTATGCCATTATGCTACAGGGCAAGTCCGGCCAGGCCAAGTCCGTCATTTTGGGTTATATCATGAAGTGGGCTGCAGACGTGCTCAAGATTTCCAAGGATGACTATGAAGCTGTCAACTGGGCCAATTTGAGCGATAAGTTTGACGAGACCTATTACAACCAGTGGGTTGATATTCATGATGACGCTGCTATCCAGACGGGAAAGCCAGGAGAACTTGATCCTGTGGTTGATGCCATTATTAGGAGAGTGAACAACGCTACCCATTTGGTTCCCAAAGCTTTTGGTGACAAGGGCAAGGTGGCTTACACTTCTCAACTTCTTATCGTTACCACCAACAACCCCGAGCTGAACTTGAGGGAGACGGCTCACTGCCCAATGGCGGTTTTCCGCCGGATGAAGGCAAATGTGATTGTGGAACTGAAGCCGGAATTCACCAAGGCGGATGGAACACTCGATCCCACAAAGGCCCTTAACAAGGAGGGTGATGTCGTCGACATGTGGAAGTTTACCTTGCTTGCCCCGATTGAGTCTGACAAGGGTGATCGTATGCCGGATTTTAAGATTGTCAAGATTTTCACTCAGACCAAGGATTTTCTTAATTTCCTCGCCCATGACATCGCCGAGCATGATAAGAACCAGAATGATTTGCTCGCAGGCGTTTCCACCATCAGTAACATCACATTCTGTCCTACTTGCAAGACCAATGGCCTGCTCGTCCCTCAGGTTTCCTGCCTGTGTAGTGAACTGGCCGGGGCTGTGCCTCCCAACGACATCCCCGGTGGGGTTCCTGTGGACGAATTGGCTGGGGAAGTCACGACAGCTCAAGCCATGTCAGAATTCCTTCCTCGGGTGGGCTCCTTGGAGCTTTATCGCTTGGTCACCAGCGCCGAATTCCGAAAGGTTTACCTTCAGCGTGTGTTCATCGGCTGTTTCTTCCATGGATTGCAGGAGTGCCACAGCATGGCCATTCATTGGTTGAACTGGGCCATTCTCTGGATTGCCAATTGCCTCGATTTCGCTCTTTATTTGCCTGTGTACTTGATTGTCAAGACGAGGCAGAGGGGCACCCAGGCTTCAAATGAGTTCAGGGAATTTTGCAGGTTTTATGGACCCAGCAATTATGTGGCCGCACGCTTGCTTGCCTTTACTGAGTGGTGGATGGGAGTTGTCAGGCAATTGCTTCTTCGCTTTGCTGGATATTTTCTCAACCCGGCAGCTGAGCAGCGAATGCAGATGGCCATAGCAGGCACAACTACCAATTCCCTCTTTTCGTGGTTTACCACTGAGAGGGCCACACGCACCATGGCTCTGTTGGCCATTGCTACTGGAATGTATGCTTGCATCAAACGGGTTGGTTCCATCCAAGGCATTATCCAGTCGGGCTCAAGTTCTGAGGATGAGCAAGAGAAGGTCACTATTAATGGGCCAGACCCTTTGGGAAGGAACCCTTATTATAGGCCCCCTGAGGTGACTCCAATGCCCACCCAGAGTTCCCGAGCCATGAGCAACAGCCAGGATCCTAAGTTGAAGCGGATTATCGAGCGAAATATTTTCTTCTGCTCGATTCGTTCCTTGGACCCTACCGCAACCAATCCTAAGGTTGTCAATTGCAATGCCGTGAAGATCAAGTATGGACGGATGCTAGTTCCCAACCACGCAATTCCTGAGAAAGGGCCGATCTTGGTTACAGTTCGTTCTACTGGCAAGTTGGCTGACGGTTCGAGATCCTTTGAGCTTCAACAGTCTCAGATCACCCGGATGCCGGAGAAGGATTTGGCGATGTTCGACTGCAACGTCAGGGTGAACAATGGTTCTTCAGACTTGGACCAGTTTTTCCTGACTGGCGCTCCTTTCAAGGGTAAGGCCAAAGCAGTGACCTATGTCAGGCGTTACCAACCATCCGAGGAAGGCGACTCTTACAAGCTGGTGGAGATTGAATATCACCCTCTCCCCGAAGCTGTTGAGCGCAGGTTTGCCATGAAGCAGATATCTGAGGGTTATCCAGCCCCGAACCTACCATGCCACTATTTTGGAGGTGTTCCGTGCATCCCCACTATCGATGGGGATTGTGGTGGTGTCACTGTTGGGTTTTTGGGCCACAATGAGGCTCCCGTGATTTTCGGGTTTCATGCCCTACAGGTGGAAAAAGTCTCCTTTTTTGGCTTTAAACCCGCAAGTGATCGGCCTAACGAGTCTTACAGTGCAGTGATTTTGGCTGAGGACTTGCAGAGGCTCCACGCCATGCATTCCAGTCGCCCGACCTTTCAAGGCGATTTTCGGGTTCTTCCGCTGGATTGCCTCCCTGACCTTCACAGCTGCGTGAAGAAGACTCCACTCGAGTACACCGACAAAGTTCACCCTAAATGTGCCCTCGGGTATTTCGGTGAGCTTAAGGATGCACCCACCGAAGATAGGCCCTGCTGTGAAATTGCCGGGACCTTGAACCATCACCGGAGGAAGACTAAGACTAGTATCATAGCGAGTCCAATAAGCGATTACTTGGCGCAGGAGCATGGTATTAAGTCGGAGAAAGTTCCTCCCCCAAAGAAGCCCGAGTGGATAGCCCAGCGCCTTCACATCCAGGGAGTCAGCACTGAGAATAAGGCTTACCAACCCGCCCATTTGGTGTCCGCCGCTGGTGCTGCTTATGCTAATCAGATTTCTAAGATCCTCCCCGATTCGTTTGAGATCCTTACCAATGAGCAGGCGGTGAATGGAATACCGGGCACTCCCTACATTGATGCCGTGAATGGATCAAGTAGTGGCGGTATTGGCTTGGAGGGCCCCAAGCGTAATTATTACGACCCTGACGCCGAACGAATTGAGATCCAGGAAAATGGCCAAGCTCAGGTAAAAGTCAAGTTTGTCCAGGAGGTCTATGATGAAGTCGAAGAGTACACTAGTGCCTATCTCATGGGCCACCGCCGTCCGGCCATCTTCGTTGCGGTAGATAAGGATGAACTTCTCAGCGCTAAGAAAGCCCAGGAGGGTAAGATTCGCCAAATTTTCACCAGCCCGCTTCCCTATACCATCTTGGTTCGGAAATACTTGATGACTTTTATAGCCTTCATGCAAACTCATAGGGAGCAGACGGAGGTGGCAGTTGGCCTCAATGCCATGGGCCCTCAGTGGGGGGCCTTGCGGGAATACCTCACTACTTTTGGCGAGAAAACTTGCTTTGACGGAGACTATGTAGGATTTGACAAGAGTGTGGTTGCCGGCAGGGTTCTCAGCGAAGTCCTGGCAATCATTTATAGGTTGGTCGCACCTCGATTGCCAACCGACGATGACAGGACTATACTCTCCGGTATCCTTTCTGAGATGACTGATCCCCTTTTCGATTTCCATGGAACTTTGGTGACTTTCAACATGAACCCGAGCGGCAACCCCATTACGGTTATCATTAACTGCATTGCCAATTCTATTGTGGCGAGGATGGTGTGGGCCACGCTCCACCCATCGGTTGGCCTGCTCGAAGCCATTACCGTGATGTACGATGAGCCTGACGATGAAAAGCGCTTTCGCTACCAGTGTGAAATCTTAATGGAGGTTTACGTCAAAGATCCTCAGTGTTTTATTGATGCATTGTCCTCTTACAGAAGCCATGTCCATCAGATCAATTATGGTGATGATAACGGGTTCAATGTTTCGGAGGACACTCCTTGGTTTAATCACACTACCTTTGCTGCCGCAGCTAGTATCTACAGGATTGAGTACACTCACGCGGACAAAACTGACCCCAGGCTTTCTCGGGTGCCCTACAAGCACATTGATGACATTTCTTTCCTTAAGCGCTCCTTTCGCAAGGACCCAGTTACGGGATTGGTCATGGCTCCTCTTGAGAAGGCCAGTTTCAGCAACATGCTTGCTTGGAACAGGAAGCACAATCTAAAGTCCCAGGAGGCATTGACGGCGTCTAGCCTTGAGTCTTGGATTTTGGAGTCAGTCCAGCACGGTAGGGACTACTATGACGAGGTTCAGGAGATCGTGGCCGACGTGGCCTC